ATATTTAGAGTAAAAGAAAACATTTGCTCCGCTAAGACAACCACAAAATAAAATGGTCATAATCAACCGGGTATCTTGATTTAATGCCGCCAAAGTAACACCTCACGCGAAGTTAATGAAAACTGCTGCTTCGCCGGAGGTTTCTTCGTAATAGATACCGCTTTCCATAAGAACTCCGTGCATATCAAACTCAAGAGTTTCATCGTGAGAGTAGGTAGGCGGATTCCCTCCGGTTTGATGCTCAATACCTGCACTAATTCTAGCCACTTCTTTTCCGCTATTGTCCGTTCCGTCGAATACTTTAATAGTAGCGGGGCCACCAATTGAAGTAACGTGAATTGAAATCAATTTACATTTACCTGTAACTACTTGTGCGCTTGTGTCTAAAAGACCGCTTGACCTGCATCCAACCATTGTTAAGCCTCCGGCATCTCGTCTATATTGCGTCCACTACTTAAGTCCTCGGCTCAAGAATCGTTAGATTCAGGGGCTAATGAAGACTTCTTGCCAATAGAAGACTTTACTTTCTGTGCTGCTGCCTTTGTTTGTGCCGCTGCACTACGTTTCTTTTTGCCCAAAAGTGTTTCAGAAACGCTAGCATCTTCTTTAAGTTTTAGTTCGCTTAAAGCCATTTTTAATACGTGGCCTTCTAATGCCTCTAATTCTGCCCTTTCAGACTCATCAAAAACGAAGAGCAATTCCTTATCAGAAAGACGGGGAATAGCCCACGCGATTGGAACTGAAGCAGGCTCCCGTCGGGTAATGACGAGAACCTGCTCCAATCCCTTTAGGCTTAAGCGAGGAATTGTCGAATTATCCGACAATCTTACGCTAACCATACTTAACACCTCAGAGGTTTCCGAATACCCTAACACGGAATTGCATTCCGCTATGGGTTCCACCATCTGCGACTTCTGCGGGTGTAGCCTGTAATGCGTCAACAAGTAGCATTGTTACCGAACTTGAACTCGTATAACTCCCATCAGTTCCAGAAATAACAAAAGTCGGATAAAACTTCACGTTGCTAGTCCCTGTGTGGGAAATGGAGTTGATGCTATCTAATCCAAAACTTGTTGCACTCATTACTACACCGGATGCATCATAAGTTGATACATCAATTAGGGCATCAACCATATACTCATCACCATTTACTCTTGGCCGTGTTTGACCTTTATGGTCAGCCAAAAGAGTAACTGTGAAAACTTCTTCAGTCAACTAAAACACCTCATTGGACGTTGGTAATCTTACCTTGGCCCTTGAAGAAGGAACAACCGACTTCAGCAATTGTGCGGTAAAGCGCACGGTTGCCGAGAGTTCCAACACCGAAGGGGTTTCCGTTGGCGATACCATCCTCGAAGTATTGAGTAGGTTTCATCACAGATAGCCACAAATGGTCGGTATCAAGGAAGAGCAAGTCACTAATCGAAGTGGACGCTTGTGTTGTGGAAGGCATATCCTTGACCGGAATCAGAGGAATGTCGTAGTAAGTAGAAACGCGGAAACCGACTTCTTGACCCTTTACGCCACGAACACCGTTCACAGTTGGAACGATTTCCTTTCGGTCCATAAATCGCTCTTGGCTCTGCAAGAGGTCAGAAATGGTCTGAATTGTGTCGTAGCCCGTAAGAATAACCTTTGGAGAACCACCGGCAGTTCGCAGGTTGCGAATCATGTTGTTTAACACAGTTAAGGTCAAAGAACGAACTTCTCCGGCTTGATAGCCTGCACCAAAGTCAATTTCAGCGTCAAGGAAAGAATCATCATCGCGGTTAATGCCGTAAATGTCGTATGCTTCAGGAGCAGAATCAGAACGGTCGAAAGACGAGAAGTCAGCACGAAGCGTGTCTAATTCTGTGTGGCTTGTAATTACCTTCAAAAGCGAGGTGTAGTTACGCTCAATTTCTGAAAGCGTAGCGTCACCGTAATGCTCTAAGGGCATAACTAACATCTTGTTCTGAACTTCAGAATGGTGCTTACCCATATCTTCACGCATTTGAGCGCGGATATCGCCAATACCGTCGTCAATTGCAGCCATTTCCATAGCCAATTCCGAGAAGTCGAACTGATGCGCGACAATCTTCGGACTCATGAACAATTGAGCGTAGGTTGGAGCCATTGGGTTCAAACCATCAGCAGCGGTCGAAAGACCGGCGTTTTCTGGAACACCACCAATGAAGTCCAATTGAGGAGAAGTTCCACCAATCGAACCACTACCGCCAGAAATGGCGACGGAGAACGTATTACCGCTTCCACCGGCAGGACGCTCCTTTAGCACTCTCCAACCGGAGGAAGTGTAGGGACGCTTTGAAAGCATCGAAAGGGCGTTACATTCACGGTTAAGCATAGACCAAACCTTTTGACCATAAACAACGTTGTAAAGGCCGGTAACGTCAGAAATTCCGGTAGTGCCGGAACCAACGCCAATCGAAAGGTCGTGTCCGGTGTGAATACCTGCAACTGCGCCTGCTTGCTTTAATAGCGAGTTTCCGGCGGCAAAGTTTCCTACACCGTATGTTTGTGCTTCTAAATCTGCAATTGTGTTAATATAACCACTCATCTTAAATCACCTCAAAGGTTTCCTCCAACTAGACGGTGAACATCGGACCAATCCATTTTGGCGATGTCGTCTAATGTGGGAACGTTAGCAGCAGCCGCTTCTTGGGCTTTTGCGATAACTTCGCGTTCTGCGGTAAGCGACTTGCGAAGTTCGGTAAATTCATCCTTAAGAGAAGCAATTTCGCTAGCAGCATCATAGTTCTGCTTTGCGATTACAGTCTCACGGGAAGCGACTTCTTGCTCAAAGCGAGCAGAAAAGGACTTTTGTAGGTTATCGTAGGCGAGTTTTTCTAACTGCTCTTGACGGAAAGCCTCGTAAGCCTTTTCGATGTTTCCAACCGAAAGGTCGAGAGTGTTAAGTTCTTCGTTGTTGAAGGCCTTAACTACGGGAAGGCCGGAAGGCTTTGGGTTTCCGTTTTCAATGATGATACGGTCGGCAGGTTCACCAATTTCGTTACCTGCGCCATCAAGAGTAGGAACGTAGGCCTTTCCTGTGCTATCATTATAGCGCATGGTTTCCTTATCCATCATTTCTTCTTGCATGGTTTCCTTGTCCATGGTTTCCTTATCCATGGTTTCCTTATCCATCATTTCTTCTTCATCTTTCATCCTTTCAGTCATCATGGCTTCTTTGTCCATGTTTTCTTCTTCTTCCTTTCGGAGAGTGTTCACTTCTTTAAGAAGTGTGTCCAACTCTTCTAGGGCTTTTTCCAACTTTTCAGTCATTTTTTCTTCACCTGTTTTTTCTTGTTTTAAAATGTCAAACTTTGCTTCCGGGTTGATACCTTTTTCACAAATAGTGACTTCGTGCAGTTCTAACTTAGAAATTTCGTTATATTGTCCTAATTCGGGATTTGATTTTTTGACTTTCTGTAATGCTTGTCCACCAATGCTAAAAGAACGAAGAGAACCTTTTCTAATTCCTCTATTAATCTCCTTGGCTTTTTCGATATCATCGCGTAGTTTGATAACCACAAAGAATCCTACATCATCTACTTCTGTCTTGAATAGTCTTCCTTGCTTATCTCGATAAGAGTCCACTACTTCTCCGACTTGAACGTTTGAATGGTTAGTCATTACGTTTCTAAATGACTTTTGTTCCATGAATTTCTTAACTGCTTCGTTAAGTGCTTTGATTGTGATGAGGTCATTCTGTTTATCCACGATTTCAATGCTCGCATATCCGCCAATCATTAAGTCGTCGTTGCTCTTTAGAATGTTGAAATCTCCACGATTGGTATTCTCATGGAGGGTGTCTTCCATCTTCCTCAACCCCTCTTCTCGCTTCCACTACATAAAGGCCTACCTTCTTCAAGAAGGAATGGTCAATTTGTTATACCTGTCGTTATAGATGTTCCACAATCCGGTGTCTGACTTTTTATCTGCCGGAGTTTGTTTATATCCGGTCCAAGCAAGCCACATTTCTTTTCCGTCAACCGGAACAACTCTAATATGTAGTTTAGTTTCGAACTTATTACCTTTAAGAAAATATTCATGATATCCTTCCTTTTGAACACCAAGTTCGATGCTTCCTTTATCAACTAACTTTTCTCTATCTTTTGTTTTAGAAACTTGGGCGGGGAACTTCCCTGCTTTTCCAAACAATTCAAAGAGAGCGTCTTCACCTTGGAGGTCAATGAACCAAACTAAATTTTCATCACCAACTTTAATACTTAAGTCAAGATTATCATCCTTTCTCATGTATAATTTAAATACTCCTGCTCTATATTCTTCAGGAGTTTTATACGCCTTCACTAAAGGTTCTTTGATTACCTTATCAGCATCGGCACTTAACTTCTTAGATGTAGCATCATAATTGATTCCATCTCTTTGGTTAGCCCACTCAGGTAATTTTTTAAGACTACTCTCTAAAATATCTTCATATTCTGAAGGCTTATTCTTAACTAAGAAATTATGGACCTCTTTTGGACTCTTTGGCCCCTGTTCTTGAAGATAAACAATAATAGCGGAAGCAATTAAACTTTGTTTAGTTTTCATAACTTCCTCCGCTTGAGCCTTCCACATATCTAAGTCTGCAATTGCATTTTTAGACATAAGGTTGGACTGTTCAAATCCATAGATAGTAAAGCCATCAAAATCAGATTTGATGATAAGAGTAGCATCACCGTGAATATGGTCAGTAATTTGAATACCTTTTTCTAATGCTCTAACGTCGTAATTTAGTGAACGCTTGGTATCTTTCGAAAGCATCTCTAATGTAACTAATTTATCCGGTTGTTCAACTTCAGGAATCTCAATGACCTTTGCCGAGAAAACTGTAAATCTATCACCTGAAGCCTTCACTTCATCCACTTTCACACGGATAATGTCGCCTATATCAGCAGAAATTTTCGTGTTAAGAGCCTTTCCAACGTCCATAAAGGTCCGACCGTCCACTTCCTTGAAGTGCTTCCCTTCTCCTTCAGCCGGACCTGCACCAAGCGTATATGAGAAAAGGTTGCTCTTAGTCTTCCTTTTATCGAGAACGATGAGGTCAAGGTCCACGAATTTTTTCCACTTAATCCATTTTGGATTCTTTCTTGTTCCAATGTAATAAGTGGAGGTAGCGTCCTTAATGACGACACCTTCTGCGGTAGGCATTTCCATAATTTCTTCAGAATATTCTTTGATATCCTTTAGATTATCAGCCATTCGAGTATCTTTCTTAGAAGGGTAGGCGATAGCATCAGAAGACTTAGAGGAGTAATTGTTGAACAGAATAGTAATCCTATCTTCTAATGGTTCTTCGACAAGATTTCTATTCTCATGTCTCATAACATCAAAGACGTGAACTCTTAATTTAGCGTCTGGATATTTGTTTTTAAAGACGTGAGAGATGGTATCGGCACGATGAAGTGCTTCATCACCGTCAAAAAGAATTAACTCTGCATCAAAAATACAGTCGCCGTATTCTTTCTTTTTTAATTCCTTGACCTGCTCAGGACATTTATCTGTAATATCCTTTTCATTATATGAATAGATTTTAACAGACCCATCAATCTTATGTAATTGAATTCTCATCCCATCATATTTTTCTTGAATGACCCAATCACCACTAAACCCTCTTAGTTCGTTTAGGTCTTCAATATCAAAAATGCGATACATAGGTTTGTTGGGAATGATAAAATCAGATTGCGATTTTTCGGTCGCAGATTTTTCAATATCTTTAACTTCTTCCCATTCTTTTTCTTTATGTTCTGAGAGGTAAAACATCTCTAACATATCAAGAGCCTCTTCAACGGCAGTATCAACCTTCTTTGAGTCTTTTCCGTCGCCGTATTGCTCCACAATATAGAGGGGTATGTCGTCCACTTCTAGGTCAAGACCTGCGTAGCCGTCCGTAATCGTGTCCGGTTCCATGTCTTTAATGCTCCAGACTTTCTCAGGAAGAGCATCATTTCCCATTCTTAGAGCGTAATGCACAAACTTAGCCATCGTTTCAGGCTCTCCAAGTAATGCTTCAAGAACTTTATCTTTGAATTTTTTAGTGAATGGGTCGTTTGCTTCTTCCGCATTCATCCTCATATCCTTTACTGCCGCGTATAGTTTTTCGGCAAGTGGAGTTTGAGGGTCTTTAGCATCTTTGTCTTCAATTAACTTCTCGTCAATATAATCCTCTAATACGCTACTTAATGCATTAGTTTTAGAATACGCTTGCTGTAAAGTTTCAACAGCGTTTCGCCAACGACCACCGTATTCTTTGGGGTCTTCTCGCGCAGAAAGATATGCTACGCGAGTCTTCTCAAATAAGCGAATAATCTCCTCAGATGGAGATTCTTCTTTATCAAGAAGAAGGGGCATGTAAATCATCTATCTTCGATGAATTCATCATCTGTTCTACTATAAGAACTTCCATCACCATATTTTTGGTATTCTATATCAATTTGCATTGCATCTTCGTGGAGTTCAATTACCTTTTTTACGTGATAATTGTCTTTAGTATCGGGGCTTTCGCTGAGTTTTTTAAGGTGGTGTTTCATCAAGTTTAGAATTGCCCTCATCCCGCCATATGCGGAGGGGACACCTGAAAGTCTTCGAGGCGGGCCACTAAACTTAGCCTTCTTCATTTCTTGACCTGCAAGACCATAACCCGAATGAGTTTTTTCACTTTGGGTCTTAATATTAGTCTTATCAGCCTGAGCCTTTGGTCGCTTTAACTTTACTTCTTCTTCTTCATGTTCGACTTCTTTAACTTGAGTCGGTTCACGTTGCCTAAGAACTTCAGCGGCTTTACGAGCCTTTTCAATAGCAAGACTCACTAATCTTTCTTCGGGGGTAACTCTTTCCGGCATTTCACTCACCTGATAATTTTTTCACAACATCGTGAATTTCGGACCATTCCATGTTAGCAACATCAGGAACACCTGAAGATTTTTGCACATTCATAGAAGGCGTTGGGCTTTCAACAACGACTAATCCTGACTTCATCAGGAGATTGTCGTCATTATATACTGCTTTCTCAAGCATTTCAATCTTGGCCGTAAGAGCCTTTAAAATCTCTAATACATCTTCATTCATCTTTCTTAGCCTCCTTTTTAGCGGGATAAACTAAATCTTCTAATTGGCGATAGAGTAACTCATACTCCTTCCGTAACTTGCTAGCCGTGGCGACAATATCAACGTTGCGCTCATCCATTGACTTCATTTTCTTAGTTAAAGCCTTATCGGACTTGACTAATTCCATATCCTTAAGTAACGTAATAAGTTCACCAAGTTTGGTAAAGTCTTGACCGAAGAATTCTGATGGTTCTGCGGTTTGGAGAGTTTTCTTTAAACGCTTACGTTCCTTTGAATTAAGCGTATCTAAAATCTTTTGTGGAGATTTTCTCTCCTCTCTCTTGAGAATAATCTCTTTTCCTGTTTCGTAGTAATCCCACGTCATTCCTTCTCCTCCTCTAATCCTAGTTTTGCTGCTAGTCCATAGAAATTAACCCACTTCTTCAGGTCTTCTAGTTCTTTCCTAAGTCCTTTAACTTCAGAAAGTAATTTGTCTGCATCAGGCGACCAAGCCCCTGCATCAATGAGTTTTCTAGTAATGTCGGCTTTAGTTTTTCGACCTTCCTTTCCTCTAATGACCCCACCCAAGTAATCTACGGTTAAATCTTTGAGTCCATCTTCGGTTTCATATTTGACTTCTTCAGACTCTAATCCCCCTAGGACCGAGGCAATTTGATTACTGATTGCTCTATCGCTAGCCAAATTGTCTAAAATTTTACCAATTACTTTATCAATAGAACCTTCAAGTTCTCTTTGCATTTCTTTGCTTTTGTTCATCTCAGAAATCAAGAATTGTTCTTCAGCAGTAAAGGTTTTACCTTTAAAATATTCTAAAGCCTCGGCTTCATTCTCATCAGCAAGTTTAGCGACCTGTTCAAGCCTTTCCTTACTAGCGAATAATCCCGGCTTTACTTCAGAATTTTGTTCATTGATTCTCAAATAGTTTAGAATAATTTCAATTGAATTATATAATACGGAGTTGGAATATTCATCAATTGTTGAATTAATAAGGTCATCAATTTCTTCTTCTAATTTTCTAACCTTTGGGTCTTCAGCAACAGCAATTTCAAAGAGAGTTTTTCTTCCTTCATAACTTTTA